CCCAAAAATAGCTCCGGAGGGACAAAAAGTGAGACCAATCCGAATCGCACCAGTCGGAATCTGCCTCCTTACTCTCTAGAACCACCACACAACGCCATATTTCTCCAACAAACTTTTCGGTTTGGTAACTTTTGACGGAAGGAGTGACTCATGGCGACTCCAAGAAAGCGCACATCGCATGAAGACGTGCCTCAGCAGAGACCCGCGACCACTCTTGACGCTCGAGAGAATCAGATGATTGCGCTTGCGGTTGACCTTGCTGAGAAACAACTACGTGAAGGTACTGCGTCGGCTCAGGTGGTCACCCATTTCTTGAAGTTGGGTACAACCAGAGAACGACTTGAGCAAGAAAAGTTGCAAAACGAAAACCAACTCTTGACTACACGGGTAGAAGCTATGGCATCTGCCGCACGAGTTGAAGAACTGTATGGTAAAGCACTCAACGCCATGCGCGCGTACGCAGGCCAGGACGTCGAGGACGATAATAATGACGGTGATTACGATTAAAGCATATCGATTCATGAGGAACCTTACCACGCTTGAAGAGCGGTTCCGTTATTTGTCTTTAGGGGGCACAATAGGCGAGTCAACTTTTGGTTTTGACCGTTACATCAATCAACGTTTTTACGCTTCTCGAGAGTGGAAAAATTTGAGAGATGAAGTCATCGCTCGCGACAATGGCTGTGACCTTGGTATTGACGGTTACGAGATTCACAATGGATTGCTCGTCCATCACATGAATCCGATCGGCGTCCATGATATTACGGATGTTACCGACACTGCGTTTAATCCAGAGTTCTTGATCACAACCTCACGCAAAACGCATAACGCCATACACTATGGCGACGCAACACTTCTGCCACGTCCTTACAAACCGAGGCATCGTGGAGATACACAACTTTGGTGACCGATAGGAGGTGACACCATGGAATCAAGCATTCTCACAAGCACTAAGAAGATCCTCGGGATAGATGAAGGCTACACAGCGTTCGATCTGGATATTCTCACACACATTAACTCGGTGTTCGCGACTTTGAACGATCTAGGCATCGGACCAGCCGAAGGGTTTATGGTCGAGGATGAGACTGCAACGTGGGGCGACTTTATTGGGACTGACAAGCGTCTGAACTCAGTTAAGTCGTATGTCTACCTCCGAGTTCGTTTGATGTTTGATCCACCAGCGACTTCATATTTGATGGATTCGTTGAATCGTCAGGCCCAAGAGTTTGAGTGGAGACTTAACACGATCCGCGAAGGCGACTCATGGACTGACCCAAACCCAGTACTAGTGATTGAGTAGGGAGGAGGAGACCATGAGCGAAGAATTTGCAGACGATTTTCTAGAACATTACGGCAAGTTGGGCATGAAGTGGGGGCGACGTTCTGCTGCACCTGCAACTGCAACCAACAGTCAACCTGGTGCCTCTCGAGATGCAAAGCACGTCACCGCCATTACCAAAAAGGTCAAGGCGGGCGGTACACAAGCACTTTCAAATCGTGAATTGAAAGATCTCACGACTCGAATGAACCTTGAAAAGCAATATGCGTCTCTGAGGCCCACTCCTGGGTATCAGAAAGCCGTCAAGTGGGGCGCAAAGCAGGCCGGCGATGTTCTTACTAACGTTGGAAAGCAGCAGGCCGCAAACGTTCTGAACAAGTACGCCAACGTTGGTATTACTAAGCTGCTCAAAGCCGCTGGTTTGTAATAGAAGGGAGGGTTAGCGTGACTCTGTCAAACAAAGCAGTTCCGATCTACTATGGTCGGTTCCGTGATGCAGTTCTTCGAGGCGAAATTCCAGTTAACAAAGAAATCGCCATGGAAATGAACCGCATTGACGCGCTCATTGCTAACCCGAACATCTACTACGATGATCAAGCAATTGAGGGGTTCATCAAGTACTGTGAAGGCGAACTAACACTTACTGATGGTTCGGATTTGCATCTACTCGAGACGTTCAAGTTGTGGGCAGAACAAATATTTGGCTGGTATTACTTCGTGGATCGTAGCATTTACGTTCCAGGTAAAGACGGCGCCAAGGGTAGTTACATGACAAAGACGATTAAAAAGCGTCTAGTCACAAAACAATACCTTATTGTCGCTCGTGGCGCTGCCAAATCAATGTACGCCTACTGTATTCAGAGTTACTTTCTGAATGTTGACACAGCGACGACGCATCAAATCACCACTGCGCCAACAATGAAGCAAGCGGAAGAAGTAATGTCGCCATTCCGCACCGCTATCACGCGCGCAAGAGGACCTTTGTTTCAATTCCTCACCGAGGGATCGTTGCAAAACACGACGGGTTCTCGTGCCAATCGGGTGAAGCTGGCTTCCACCAAGAAAGGTATCGAGAATTTCCTTACAGGATCGATCCTAGAGATTAGACCTATGGCGATCAACAAACTGCAGGGACTCCGACCTAAAGTTTCGACGATTGACGAATGGCTCTCTGGTGATCTCCGTGAGGATGTCGTCGGAGCCGTTGAACAAGGTGCATCAAAACTCGATGACTGGTTAATTGTCGCAATCAGTTCCGAGGGTACCGTACGCAACGGCTCCGGCGACACGATTAAGATGGAACTCGCCGATATTCTACGTGGCGACTACCTTGCTCCGCATATTTCGATCTGGCATTACAAGTTAGACGAACTAGAAGAAGTAGCAGATCCTGCTATGTGGATTAAGGCCCAACCAAATATCGGCTTGACTGTCACTTACGAGACATACCAACTCGACGTTGAGCGAGCGGAGAAAGCGCCGGCTGCTAGGAACGATATTCTAGCCAAGCGTTTTGGAATTCCTATGGAGGGATACACATATTTCTTCACTTACGAAGAGACTCTTCCGCATCGATCTCGCGAGTTCTGGGAAATGCCTTGTGCTCTTGGCGCTGACCTTTCTCAAGGAGACGACTTCTGTGCTTTTACGTTCTTATTCCCTTTGCCTAATGGTAAATTTGGCATTAAGACTCGAAGTTACATCACATCTCTGACGTTGATGAAACTTCCTGGGGCAATGAGAGCAAAGTACGAAGAGTTCATTGATGAAGGAAGTCTTCATGTTCTTGAAGGTACTGTTCTTGATATGATGGAGGTCTATGATGATCTTGACGCGTTTATTCAAGCGTCTAAGTATGACGTGCGTGCTTTTGGTTTCGATCCTTATAACGCCAAAGAGTTCGTAACTCGCTGGGAAGCGGAAAATGGGCCTTTTGGAATCGAAAAAGTAATCCAAGGGGCGCGTACTGAGTCTGTCCCATTGGGCGAACTAAAGAAATTGAGCGAAGAACGGATGTTGATCTTCGACCAAGTACTTATGTCGTTTGCAATGGGCAATGCCATCACGCTTGAAGACACAAATGGGAATCGCAAACTTCTAAAGAAGCGACAAGAGGAAAAGATTGACAACGTATCGGCACTAGTTGACGCCTACGTTGCTTACAAGGCAAACAAAGAAGCATTTGAATAGGAGGACAAAATGGCTTTAGCAAAATCGGGTCAGGTCGTCAGCAACACGCTTAAGTCGTGGCGCGACAAGGCTCTTACACGATTCCCTAAGGGCGTCTACAATGCTGGATATTTGATTAAGGGCCGATGCTTTGGTGCTGTTTGCGCAGCATGGAACCCAGTTGGCCCTTTGCAAAAGACGGCGTATTTGGGTTGGCTTGCAACGCCAGAAAAGTACCGTCACACCGACCCGACTAAGGCGCCTGTTGGCGCGGTGCATTACTACGTGAACCACGACTTCAAGGGCGATGGCCACGCAACAGTTCAAACCGACGTCTTGTATCACGAATGGTCAACCGATACGCCCAACCCTGGTCGTATTGGCATCCAGGCGCACTCATATTTCACCGCGCCTTACGGATGGAACATGCACTACCTTGGCTGGACCAACTGGTTGGCCGGTTCTGTCCTTCCAATCAAGGCGTTGCCCACCATCAAGCCGTCCGGACCCGATCCGAAGAAGTAACCACCACATCCGCAACTGAGAGAGGAGGTGACTAATGGCAGGTTTCGGTGCACGTTTGAAGCACGCTTGGAATGCGTTTGCTCAGTTAAACTCTAATAGCGCGCAAGACCAAGAGTTCTTCGCAAGTACGCCCGCGAGTTATGGCCCAAGACCAGACCGTACGCGTACTCGTTTTTCGAATGAACGCTCAATCATTTCCTCGATCTACACGCGCGTGAGCATTGACTGCGCTCAGAATGACATTCGACACGTTCGACTTGACGATGAGAATCGATACAAGGAAGACATCGACAGCGGACTCAACACTTGCTTGACTCTAGAAGCAAATCTAGACCAAGCACCGCGAGCATTCAAGCAAGACATTGTCATGTCAATGCTGGACAAGGGCGTTTGCGCAATTGTTCCGGTGGATACTACAATCAGTCCAACTGAATCAGGATCTTTCGACATTCTTTCAATGCGTGTCGGAGAGATTGTCGGTTGGTATCCAAAACACGTCAAAGTTAGCGTCTGGAACGAGACCAAAGCGCGACGCGATGAAATCGTTCTTGAGAAGAAGTCTGTGGCGATCGTCGAAAACCCTTTGTACTCGGTGATGAACGAACCCAACTCAACACTGCAACGACTGATTCGTAAATTGAATCTGTTGGATACGGTTGATGAGCAAAGTAGTTCAGGCAAGTTGGATCTAATCATTCAACTTCCCTACGTCATCAAGTCCGAAGCACGCCGACAGCAGGCCGAACAACGCCGTACTGACATTGAGTTCCAACTCAAGGGTAGTCAATACGGTATTGCTTACACCGATGGCACAGAGAAGATCACCCAACTCAACCGACCTGCCGAGAACAACCTTCTCGCTCAGGTAGAGTACCTAACCAAGATGCTCTATGGCCAATTGGGTCTTACAGAAGAAGTCATGAACGGCACCGCAGATGAAGCGGCCATGTTGAACTACATGAACCGCACCATCGAGCCAATCATGACGGCGATTGTTGAAGCGATGCGAAGGACCTTCCTTACAAAGACTGGCCGAACGCAAAAGCAAAGCATCGAGTTCTTCCACGACCCATTCAAGTTGGTTCCTCTCGGTCAGATCGCAGACATTGCTGACAAGTTCTCTCGAAACAAGATCATGACAGCCAATGAACTCCGAGGAGTCATCGGACAGAAGCCGGCCAAGGACCCAGGCGCAAACAAGTTGGTTAATGCCAACATGCCAGCCACTCCTCCGGCTCAACCAGCGGCAACAAACGTTACTCCACCAGTTCAACCTGGAGTTAACGCGCCAAAGAATGGCGGCCCAATGCCGTCGCCACAAATGATGAAGGGAGTCAGTCAAAATGGTAGCTGATTTTAGCGGTTACGCTACTAAGGCTGGGCTCAAGTGCACCGACGGCAGGACCATCATGCCTGATGCTTTCAAAGATCAGGACGGTTTGCGGGTCCCGCTCGTTTGGCAGCATGGTCACAGCGAGCCAGCCAACATTCTGGGACACGCCATCCTCGAACACCGAGCCGATGGAGTGTACTGCTACGGTTTCTTTAACGACACCCCAGCAGGACAGAATGCCAAGGGTCTTGTCCAACACAAGGACATCACGGCCCTCTCGATCTACGCGAATCGCCTGGTCGAGAAGTCAAAGCAGGTCTTTCACGGAGCAATTCGTGAAGTCAGTCTCGTTCTCTCCGGTGCCAATCCTGGTGCTCTGATCGACAACGTGTCTTTCCAGCACGCCGACGGAAGCCTTGAAGACATCGATGACGAGGCGATCATTTACACGGGATTGACCCTCGAACACGAGGACCTTCCTGAAAGCAACACTCAAGAAGACCCGCCCGTTGTTGAAGAGCAGGTCGACGGTTCGTCTGAAGAGACGGACGAAGAAGTAGAACACGCGGACTCCGGTCCGACGGTTCAAGACATCTATGATTCTCTCACCCCTGAGCAGAAGGATGTCGTGCACTACATGATCGGAGCCGCGCTTGAAACGGCGGCTGCTCAGCACACCGACAGCGACGAGGACAACCTCGAGCACCAGGAAGGAAAACAAATGAACGTCTTCGAGCAAAACGGCGAGAAGAAGGAAGAGTTCTCGCTTTCTCACTCGGACATCCAGGAGATCGTGGCGTCCGCCGAGAAGAGCGGTTCGCTCAAGCACGCCGTCGAGGAGTATGCTCTCGCGCACGGGATCGAGAACATCGACATCCTGTTCCCCGACGCAAAGTCCCTCAGCAACACGCCCGAGTTCGACAAGCGTCGCACCGAGTGGGTTTCTGGCGTTCTGAGTGGCACCAAGCACTCGCCATTCTCACGCATCAAGACCCTCAGCGCCGACATCACGTTCGACGAAGCGCGTGCCAAGGGTTACATCAAGGGCAACGTGAAGAAGGAAGAGTTCTTCAGCGTTGCGAAGCGCGTCACCACCCCGACCACCATCTACAAGAAGCAGAAGTTGGACCGTGACGACATCGTCGACATCACGGACTTCGATGTTGTCTCGTGGATGAAGGGCGAAATGCGTCTCATGCTCGACGAGGAAATCGCCCGCGCGATCCTCATCGGAGATGGCCGCGACGTCGCTGACGAAGACAAGATCAACGAGGGCAACATCCGTCCGATTGCCAAGGAAGACGAACTGTACTGCACCACCGTGCTCGTGCAGACTGACGCCTCGGCTCAGGATCTTGTTGACACCATCGTTCGCAGCCGTCGCCACTACAAGGGCACCGGCACCCCGACCTTCTACACGACCGAGACGGTCTTGTCGAAGCTCCTGCTCACGCGCGACACGCTTGGCCGTCGCATCTGGGCAACCGTGAACGACCTCGCGACCGAACTTCGTGTTGACTCCATCGTGACCGTTGAGGTCATGGAGGACGAGCCCGAGTTGGTCGGCATCATGGTCAACCTCCAGGACTACGTCGTTGGCGCAGACCGTGGCGGAGAGATCAACATGTTCGATGACTTCGACATCGACTACAACCAGTACAAGTACCTCATGGAGACCCGCATCTCTGGTGCGCTCACCAAGATCAAGGCCGCTCTGGTTGTTCGTTACACCGACGGCGCGAACGTTCTGCTGGCCGACCCGACCGCACCCACGTTCAACGCTCAGACCAACGTTGTGACCATTCCGGTCATGGCTCACGTCACCTACAAGAACGGTTCTGGTGCCACGCTTACCGCAGGTGCCCAGGCTGCTCTTACGGCCGGCCAGTCGCTGAAGGTCAAGGCCTTCGCAGCCACCGGTTACTACTTCGAAGACAACGCCGACGACGAGTGGACGTTCAACTACAACGCGTAGTAAGGACGGCTCAAGATGGCAAAGTTCTACGGTAAAATTGGGTACGGCGAATCGCAGTTGATCTCCCCAGGGGTGTGGGAAGACGTCATTGTCGAGTATGAATACTACGGCGATGTCGTTCGTAACACTCGTAGGCTAGAAAATGGGGACAAAGTCAACAACGATCTCTCCGTTAACAACTCAATTAGCATTGTAGCCGATGCATACGCCAATGAGCACTTCTTTGCCATCCGTTACGTTGAGTGGGCGGGGACTTTGTGGACTGTATCAGAGGTCGAAGTACAGAGTCCCCGTCTACTCTTGCGGCTAGGAGGTGTTTACAATGGACCGAAGGCTCCAGTTCCAGGAACTTCTTGAGGAAACCCTGGGATCAGCCAACGTATATTTTCAGCCACCTCCTAACGTGGCGTTGGCGTATCCGTGTATCATCTACAAGCGTGATAACTCGGACATGAAATCGGCAGATAACATCCTGTACGCGCACAAGATACGCTATCAGGTAACCGTCGTCGATCGTAACCCAGACAGTGAAATACCTGGAAAGGTTACGCAGTTGCCGTACTGCATCTTTGATAGATTCTTTACGGCAGACGGACTAAACCATGATGTCTTCAAAATCTTCTATTAGGAGAACCGCATGACTGCATTGACATGGGACGTGGATGGCTCACGTTTCTACGAAACCGGCGTTGACAAGGGTGTCCTGTACATCCCCAACAATGGCGTCTACGACAACGGCTACGCCTGGAACGGTCTTACGGCCGTTACCGAGTCGCCAAGTGGCGCCGAAGCGACTGCGCTTTACGCAGACAACTCGAAGTACCTCAACCTCATGTCGAACGAAGAGTTTGGCGGAACCATTGAGGCCTACACGTACCCCGACCAGTTCGCTCAGTGCGATGGATCGTCGGTGCAGAACGTGGGCATCGAGGTTCGTCAGCAGACGCGTAAGACCTTTGGTCTGTCCTACCGGACCAAGAAGGGCAACGACGCGCTTGCTACCGACTTCGGTTACAAGTTGCACCTGGTGTACGGCGCTCTTGCGTCGCCGTCAGAGAAGGCTTACGCCACGATCAACGATGCTCCTGAGGCAATCACGTTCTCATGGGCGTTCACCACGACCCCAGTCCCTGTCTCTGGCCTGAAGAACTCCGCTCTTCTGGTTGTTGACTCGACTAAGGTCACTCCGGCAAACCTGACGGCTCTTGAGAATGCTCTGTATGGTACCGCTGGTACCTCACCGCGTCTCCCATTGCCCGACGAGGTCATCTCGATGTTCGCCGGCGCTCTTACGACTGTCACTCCGCAGGCCCCGACCTTCGTGTCCGCCACTGGCGTTATCACGATCCCGTCGGTCACCGGTGTTGTGTACCGTCGTGCCGACACGAACGCGGTTGTTGCTGCGGGCACCGTCACCATCGCAGGCAGCACGGGCGCTTCGCTCGTCATCAAGGCCGTTCCTGCGGCCGGCTACGTCTTCTCGACAAATGCCGATGACGACTGGTCGTTCGTCCGCACCGCATAGTCACCAAAGGAGGTCAGAGAGTGCTCACAATTACAGTTCTTGGAGACGAACTTTTCGATGAAGCAAGTGGAGAGTTCAAAACTTCTCTGAACTACGTGCTCCAACTTGAGCACTCTCTGGCCTCGGTGTCAAAATGGGAGGCAAAATTCGAACGCCCTTTCCTAGGAGAG